AGCTCAGCCTGAGTATTGTTAGGTTTAAGTATCCTCAATACCTTTCTATCTGTATATACATACTGAATCATGTTCACAATAACTTTAGCCAACTCATTTAAGGATGCCTCTATATCATCCTTCTTAGAGCGAATACGTCTTTGACCAAATTCATCAAGCGCTATTGTGCCTTTATATGTTTGAGGAGCTGCGCCTTGGTCGCCCTGCATAAGTGCGTAAATACCAAGTATCTGTTCGATATCAGCTTTAGCATCTGCTTCATTCTTATATAATTCATTTGGTAGTGGTACAGGTCCAGCTACAATAGGTTGCCCTAACTCAGGGTCATATTCAATAACCGCAGTACCTGCTCTACCCCATTGCTCTTCTAATTCTCGCTTATTCATAGAGCCACGAGGAATAAGTAGCTTTACGTTAGTTGATGAAGAGGCATGTGCAACAATTAAGCTTCTAATTTTATTTATATATTCCTGTAAACCTTTAACAAGTCGTACATCACTCATTGGATATGGATTACGATTATGTCGGTTCATAAACGGAACGATTGGGTATCTATCTATTGGAAGAACTGCAGAATAGAGATACTCATCACCTACAGAAAGGCAAACTTTTATATTTATTTCCTCAATAGGAACCACCTCAATCAATCCCTCTTCAATCATTTCTGCTTTCTTTAGAGGGATAAGCTCCATTGTAGAGCCAGGAACTGACATCTCATTCTCAGGTCCTGCCATAGGAAATGGTTGACCCGTTTGAGGGTCTACTTCCATGTGAGATATCTGACCTATTTGCTCATAAATTTGTTGCATTTGAGCCACCTGTGAAGGCTCTGTAATATAATTATTCCCTTGAGCAGTAATTGATAACATGCAATCTTGCATTTGATACTCTTTAAACTGCTCTTCATTTAATACTTCTTCCCTGTTCTGATACGGGTCAAATACACGATTGTATGGAATCTTAACCTTAGAGTATCTTTCAAATAATTCTAATTCTTTATCTTTATCAGCGTTTCTATCTTTATTCCCAGTTATAGGAAGAACTTGCTCGTCAAGTAAACCAAATCGTGTTGTAGTTGGTAATGATAAATGAGATGTCTCAGTAGCTACCTCTATAATCTCTGCATACTGAGGATATGCCTCAATAAGCTGAGACTTCATTACTTTCTTGCCTATAATGATGTTATTTGCATCATGACAGAACTGGTCTTGCGATGAGGGGTCTATATATACATCTAAGGGGCTTATTGCCTTTAGGCATACCTCACCCTTACTGTAGTCCTTTTTCGGGTCTATATATGCACTCATGACCCCCATACCCATAACATAGTAGTCGTCAATGACTTGTTTAAGTACTGCATTGCCATTGCTATTGTCCCAGATCCATGACATCAAATCAGAGAAGATTCTGCCTGTGCGTACGTCAGAGTCTTCTCGTGCCGCAGATTGGAAACGGGGGGAGTTTGAGGTTAGCAGAGCCTTGGCTTGCTCTACCGCTGAGTGGATGACATTAACGACTACAGGTTCTTGAGCTCTATTTCTTAATTTCTTTACCTGCTTATCAGACCATTGTTTTCCGTTTCGGAACTCATTATCTTCAACGGCTTGTTTTGCCCACTCGGAACGCTTGGCTGAGTAGTCTTGTATGAGGTCTGTGGTTAATTTTGCTTCTGGATTTTTATCTGGCATATAAAGTTACACTTTAAGTAATCCGCATAACTTACAACTATTTCAATCACTTATGCAACACAATGCAACGAAAGTTTACAATTAAGCTGTCTTCCAGTCAAGATCCCCATCTAAAAGGCTGCTACGGGTATTTGTTTGTGCTTTATCCTTCACCGTATGAGACGGAGTGTAGATACCTTTAGTTGCATAGAAGAGTCCATCCAGTAAATCATCATGCTTTCCACGAGGATACATGAGGAGTTCATCCTTTAATTCTTCCATGCTCTTTTGCATATAGAACTTCTTCTGAGCGAAGTACGGCTCCATAGTCTCTAATCGAGAGGACTTGGATGTCCTTGGGTTCTCTTTAATCTCCAGTCCTGGTATAAACAGACCATCTTCCTCACAACGCTTACGTATATACTCACGTAGCATTTCCTGATAGCCTACAGACTCTATCCGAGTCTTATCTGGTCTATATATCTTAACCTGATTAAGAATACCTTCTGCAACATTCATGGGAGTAGCACGCTTTCGATAATAAGGTAAAACGAAGCGATTTCCATCTTTATCAACTGCTACCGTTACGATAACAGAGAAGTCAGCTGTTTGTCTCGTGGAGGAGGCTGGATCTACTCCCATAAATATATTTACTGCACGCTGCTCATCTACCGCCTTACCATTTAGGCTGCTAATACGCAGAAATGCATTATCCCCCTCATACTCTAGTTTACCTTCATAGTACTGAAGATAGTCCTCCCTGAACAGCTGGTCCTCATCTCCTACAACCTCACATAGATATTCTCGGTAAAACACCGATACTCTATTAATACTTTCTAATTCTTTCTTCTTTTCCTTTAATTTTGCTATTGGCTGCCAATCTTCCCATAGGGCTAGGTTCTTATCTAAGTTCGGCTTAAATAGCATATTCTTCCACCCTCTCATTTCCTTAAGAGTTTCCACCATACATCTTTGGTGGATAGGTGTACCAATAATTGCAATACGACCCTTAACTGGGTCTAGTGATGGAACTGCAGATTGGAGTAACCAGCGGAGATTTCCTTCCATAGCCTCAGATGTCTTAGTGTTATTCTCATCTTCTGGGTCATCTACGATAATAAGAGTTGGCCGCTGGTTTCCATGTTTAATTCCACGTAATTGTTGTCCTGTACCTTTACAGATAATCATAGAGCCATCCTTAAGCTCTATCTCTGTCTTCGCCCATGTTCTGGCTGAGTTTACACCCCAGTATCCAAACATAGACCTAAATGTTTCTGAATAGTCTAATACATCTTTAATCGTACCCAGTAGCTTAGTCGCATGGTCTTGAGTCCTAGATACAAGAACAATAAGCTTAGGGCCCTTGCCAAACATTATATGCCATAATGGGAATACCCCTCCCACAATAGATGACTTGGCATGACCACGAGGAGCAATGATATTTAGCTGCTTATTGCTATCCTGCATTAATTCACTTGCAATTGTATAGTGGAAGTCAGGTGACGCAGCTGAAAACATATTCGGCATAGCAACCTTACCGAACAGTATCATGTTGTCCTTAAGCTTCTTTAATACTGTTGACTTCTGACTCAAGTCTTCTTAACCTTTCTTCCATATTGCTTATAAGTTCTTTCCAGTCTACAGACTGATGCCCATCTATTTCAAGCTCAGCCACTCTACGGGCTAACGCATCAATCTGTTCTTGTATTAGCAGCGCTACATCCTCTAATAGCATGATGACGGTATCTCTCCCTCCTCAAGTCGCTCAATCAAATCATTTATATACCATTGAGCTTTTTTTAAGTCCTGAACACTATCGCCTTTATATGGGCATCTAGTAACATATTTAATGATATTACCCCTAAACCAATCCATTTGCCATGAGGCAATGAAGTCTGTTACTTCAATCCCTTTGGTATAGTGGGATGGATGGTTAACTAAATCGTCTTTATTCTCTTTCATCTACCTCAGACTTTCTCTCTAGTTTTACACGCTTCTCTTCTTTATCAATCGCATCGGTAATCTGCGATGAGAAGTCCATTTCAATAGAATCTGTAACAACCTTCTTCCCAGGCTTCATTTCAAGCAGATCCATAAACACATCTGCAGCCTGTAGGATTAATTGTGGCTTACCACCTTCTCTTGCAAGTGCAATCACCTCTTGGTGTAGGTCAATCACGTATTCCCTATTAATCCCCTTTTGTACGAGTAGGTCTTTAACCTTTTCCTCTACGAGTACCTTAATTGATTCCTGTTTCATCAGTCTCCTAACTGTTGCAGCTGGGGTCTTTTGCTCTGGTCTATATATATTACCCAGTATATCCCAGTCAATTCCTTTATCTGATAGCAGCATATTCACATATGCATCTACAGTATGCTTAGTCCTAGTCTTACCTGCTTCTTTATCTGCCCAATGTGTTGGGTTAGACATGGTATAGCAACCCATACTGTGATTATCTAAAAAATTTATTTTAGAATTTTTGGATATCCAGTTCGTTCCATAGGATAGCTTAACATTAACCTTAGTTCGTTTACTTTTATCAGTATACTCTGCTCTTTTTAAGCATATGCCTACATAACCATCATCAGATAACCCATAATCTCCATTATCGGCCTCTTTCCAATGGATATAGTCAATACCTAGGTCATCAGCCTCTTTCTGGCTATAGACCTTAAAGTTTTGTACACTACCGTTAACTTTTCTTTTAATAATATCCATAATACTTAAGGGTTACCCTTTAATGTAGACATTAAGTCTTACCCTCTTAAGTTAAATATACTTCCCTTAAGGAAGTATATATACCTGTTCATAGAGTAGACTCTTAGTGTCTACATATATATCCTTACCCTTAAGTTAATCCCTACTCTCATTTTCTTGATTTAACATTTGAGACAATAATCGAGTCACTATCTCCCTCTCAGCTTCATATAATTCAAAATCTTTTCTGAATACCTTAAGGGTGGTAGAACTATCCTCTGTATCTTCCCATAGACCTGTATCTAAATCAAAGGTTTCGTATGTCTTATCCTTATCCATACGTTAATTTAAGTTGCTTTAGGTTAATTATCAAAGCTAAGTTATCTACATGGATCTGTAAAAATTGCTGTAGAATGTGTGTGAGGGATATACATACAACCCACCCCCCGTTAAATCAGGGTAAAGGGTTCCAACCTCGTTGAGTTCAACCGTTGAGGTTGAATCATCGAGAGTGTATGTATAACTACACCTCGTGTATATCTACCCAACACGTACACACACATAGACTAATCCATACAACATACAGGATGTATCCCTT